TATTCATCTGAAAAACAAAAAGATAATGAAGACAGGCAAAAGGATAGAATCTGCTGATATACGGGTTATAAGCGTACCATTGGAAAACGGAACGGTAGAAACACTGATTACTAACATATTAGACGAAAGCATTACAGAGCAGGACTTCAAAAAATTGTACCATCTTCGATGGGGAATAGAAGAAAAGTATGATGAATTAAAAAACAAAATGAAGATAGAGGCTTTTTCAGGAACCACACCGGTAGCGGTACTTCAGGATTTTTACGCAACTATGTGTTTAACAAATATGATTGCATATGCGGAAAAGGATTGTGCCGCAGAATTGGAGTCCATAAACAAGAGCCGTGAACGTAAGTATGAGTATCGAATAAATAATACTATGGCTATTGCGTCGGTCAAGGATTCATTCATAGAAATGATAATGGAGACCAGCCAAAGAAAGCAAAAGCGAATGTTTGACAAGCTTTTCAAGAGATTGATTGCAAGTACAGTTCCTATCAGACCCGAACGCAGGTATGTACGCAAGCGAAAACATAAAGCTTCAAAATTCCCACCCAACCGTAAAGATGTATAATCCTGTTTTTGACATTTTAGCTTGATGACATTGGGCTGGGGGGAGGGGGGTGTTTTGGGCATCTTAATATAGTTGTCAAAAATACCAAATAATGATATATTATAAACGAGAGAGGTGATGTTGTGGAAAATTCAATTATTAGGAATATAGCAAGAGAGAAAGTACAACAGTACCGCCAATGTAAAGCACCTATTGACGTAAAAAGCATATGCAATAAGGAAAATATTGAAATTATTTTTGGTGATTTTACAGAATTACAAAAACAGGCCAATAAAAAAATATCTGGTTTTATAATAAGAGAAAACGATAGTTTTACAGGAAAAACTAAAATCTATGTTAACGATGCCGACCTTGAAACAAGACAGAATTTCACTATTGCTCATGAGTTGGGGCATTATTATTTGCATATGAAAGATGATGATAACGGAATTATAATTAGCTTCAGAGGAGACAGTAACCCTGTTGAACGAGAAGCCAATATATTTGCGAGCGAGATATTAATGCCTAAAGATATAATGTATGAAGAATATAATAAGATGCCGTTTCCAACAGTGGGAAGTCTCGCTAGAATATTTAATGTTTCAAAAGCTACAATGGAAATAAGGCTTCAAGAGTTGGAGTTAGAATACATTGGCTAAAAAAGATTTACCCCAAAAAGTATTTGATGAACTTACATACGAACTAGGTAAGGCCATGTTGTCTAATAATCATGCTGCCAATAACGATGATGAAGTATTACCAAAACCAAAAAAGACTTTAGATGAACTCCATCGAGATATAATTATAAAGTCATCTGAAACAGCAAATAGTATATCTGAAAGTATTATAAAAAATGAAAAAAGTAAAAATTTTTGGAGAGTGTTTTTTATAATTTTCTTTAGCGTGTTGCTGATTTTTACGTTAGTAGTTATTTTTACATTGATTTATTTAGATGCGAACGGAATTATTATAATATCCGATGCAGTAATAATCTCATTGCTAACTTATGTAATTGCGAATATTTTTAGTATACTTTATTTTATGGTTAAATATGTGAATAACAGTGAGTATTTAAAGCTATTTAAAAATGTAACACAAAAAATGCTAGAATATATAATTCAACACAAATATATAACAACAAATCATAAGCCTAATTTAGAAAAAACAGAAGCTGAAGAATAATTTAAAATAAAAAGATTACTCTAATAGGCGGTACACATTATAAACAAGTTACCGTTACTTATATTCGAATGTAATGAAACTAGTAACTGCTAGGTTAAATCTACAGTGACTGCATCTGCCGCTCCATTTTTTATTAAATCGATTGCATGTTTTGCGCCGTATTTAGTTACATAAGTCTCACTATGGCATAACGTTTCGTGGTTTTCGGCATTGATTTTAAAATAATATTGCCCGTTTACAGCCTTGTCGATTACAAAATACATAATATCCTCCATCTTTTTAAAATTAAAATTATTAAGTATATTAGGTGAATGCAGATTTAATTTTTTCACTACTTGATATAGGATTTGTCCATGCAGCATACCCAGTGAGAGAGGCAACGAATAACCTATCATTATTATCCATATATTTTAAAAGAGTATCACGGATATAGGATGGCTCATCATTTGACTTAATAATCCAAGTTGATTTAGTTGGTTTGCATGCAGAATTGTAGGTTTTAATTTTATCAATTAGGTCATCGTAGTTTCTTCCCGGTTGACGAAGGTCGTAAGTAATAATGAAAGTAGACATCTAAGAAACCTCCTAAAATATTTAATAATTACAATTATAGTATAAATAATAAAAAAGTAAAATATATGGTACAATTAACTATAGATTGAAATTATAGAGGTAATAAGTATGAAGAGAGCTTACAAATTCTATTTTATTTTTTTGGGTGCGATTCTTGTTGTTTTTCTTGTTTTAATAATAACTAATAATGCAAATAGGAAAGACATTAAAAAGGTTCAGGAAGCCACTCCAACGATACAAATTAATAATGCGACGGACAAGCCTACAGCTAAAAAAACTTATACTTCTAATAGTTCTACAACAAAAATCAAATTTACTAATAAATACGGTACAGCTACAACTATATGCAATCATTCTGGATGCACAAATACTATTGCAACTTCCGGTGACACAAATTGCTGCACGGTTCATTCAAATAAATGTGCGGAATGTGGATGCTATATAGATGAAGATGCACTATTTTGTATTGATTGTCTTCTGGAAGCTATTGATAAAATAAAGAGCGAAAATTAAGCATATAGCATTTTAGTATAGCCTATCCTAGGCATTAGATATGCTGTTAACCCCCCTCACGTCGCACTCGGCAGCGGCACCAAATCATCGGAGCTATAGACCACACACGAGCGGCCGGATGATGAGCGGCTGGGCTTGGAAGTGCAGCAGGCCGGAGGCATTGTTAATCATTGCTTTGAATGCAGGGACATGAGCGTTTAGGAGTACGAGGCAGTATTGTATTATTATTTTGAAGGGTTGAGCAATGAGGAGGCGGCGAAAGTGATGTATTGTAGTGTGATGGGTGTGCTTAGGTTCAAAAGAGATTCGATAATAAATATAGATAATAAAATATATTGATGCTACAATTATAAATAATAGAGAATTTAGGGGTATTTATTTTGAAAAAGTTTCTAGTTGTTGCTGCTATAATAGTTTTAGCCATATCTTTATATTTTGGTATTAATTATCTAGTAATACAAAAGCACATTAAAAATGGCGAGTATGATTTAGCAAAACCTTATTATGACAATATGTTTTATTCCGAAGATACTGGTAACCAATATTACCATATAGCTAATACTTCTTATTATGGTAATAAAGGAGATTATTATAATGCATTGGTTCATTTAAATAAAATAGATTCCAAATATTCTAAAAAAATAGATCCTTCTAATCTTCTAAAATACGCATATTCAAAGGCAAAAGCACTTTATGAGGAAGGAGATTCTAGCAGTCTATATGAAAGCAAAAAATTATTTAAAGAATTAGAAGACTACGAAAGAAGTGCAGATTATTTGACTTTACTGAAAGCCAGAGATTTGCCAACGGAGGATACTGCTAGTTATTATCTGGGTGAGCTTTTGGACATGCTGGATTTTGCAGACACAAAAAGTGTTATAGTATCAAACCACGAATTAGGTGTTGCCTTTCTTAAAGGAGAATGGAAGGGTCCAAATAACATGTCTTTTCAAATAACTTCTAATGGGAGATTAATAGTTGAGTTTCCATTTTCTATGCCATATGTGAAAAATACTACTCTTATAGGGCCACCTGGAGGAAGCTATGAAATTAGTGATGGTGACTTTATGTTTGGTAATGCAAAATGGATTCATATTGAACTGATTAATGAGAATATGATAGAGATTAATGATTTTCAACGTCCTCATACATTCTATAAATTTAGAAGAGTTAAGTAGCATTATTGATGACAGGACAATGAAAAGGTTATCAGCTACACTGATAAGAGCAACTGAGAGTTTATTATATCATTGTGACTTATTGACTGGGGAATAAATTTTATCTTAATCTTCTTTTTGGTAAAGGCATAAGCAAAAGCTTGTGTCTTTTAGATTGCTACAGGAGTACCTCCCCCTCACGTCGCACTCGGCAGGGGCACCAAATCATCGGAGCTATAGACCACGCACGAGCGGCCGGAGTCTACTTCGCCGGTGTAGATATAGCCGTTCATGCCATTGTATGAGGTGTGCATCCAGTCGCCGATGGCAACACCCTGCACTGATGTGCCGTAGGGTATCTGCCCGAGTTTGTCCGAGTCGGTACTGGGCTCTGAGCGGATGCGCAGCGCATCGACATTTATCCAGGCTGTGCGGCTGCCGTCGGGCGTGGAGGTGGAAGTATCCGGCGATGCCTCCATTGACTCTATATTGCCCACAAACGAGCGGGACACATAGCCCGTTTTGCCGCCATATTTTACATGATACCAAAGATCGTCCTCATCGAGAATTTCAAGCCTTGCGCCGTTGGGCAGTGATTCTATAACAGTGCCTTCGGAATTCGGCTCGTCGCGCATATTAAGATGCGAGTCGGAATTGCTCAATGTGACATAGCCGTATTCTACCATTTCCACGGGTTCAGGGGTGGGCGACGGTGTGGCTGTCGGCGCTATAATGGGCGTATTCGTTGGCGTGGGCGCCTGCGTGGGCGACGGCGAAGGGGTTGGCTCTTCCTCGCCTAAAAGTGAGCATGATGATAAGGTAAGAATAAGAGCTACGATAACTATGATTTTCTTTTCCATGATAGTCTCCCGGAAAAAAGAGTCGTAAAGTCGAGATATCATAGTAAGTTTGTGGGATGGGTACATATATAATTTTATTCCAAAAGATGCGAGGATGCAAATGGATTATTTTTTTAGGTGGGGGATTATTGAGAGGATAATGTGCGATATAAGGATAACATGAATAGGCCGCCGGGAGAGGTACCTGCGCAATGGCAATTTTCTATTTGTTTCGGGCTATTCTAAGGATTGCATCTGGAGCACGGCGTATAGCCGTGGCTTATTGCGTATTCGAGTGTGACCTTTATGCTGCTTGAATGCAGATAGCCGCAGGAGCCTCTGTGGTATTTACTGCCTGTCTTAGTTATATATACGTAGGTTGCGCCGGCGTCGTTCGCTTTGACGCTTGGGGCTGTGGTGGGCAATGCGACCAAGGCGGAGGAGCTATATACGATACAGGTGCGTCCGGAGCCTGCTTCGCCCGTGTAGATGTAGCCGCTTGTTCCATCGTAGGTGGTGTACATCCAGTCTCCGTCGACAACGCCCTCTACTGATGTGCCATAGGGTATTTGACCGAGTTTTTCGGAACCCGTATCGGGCTGGGTGCGTATACTTAATGAGTTGACATTTATCCAAGCTGTTTGGTTATTGCCGGGAGTCGCAGTGGGTGCCGATGTAACGGACGACAGCGCCAATGACTCGATATTGCCTACATATACGCGCGACACATAGCCTACTTCGTCGCCGAATTTCACTTTATACCAGTGCTCGTCTTCCTCTAGGATTTCTACACGGGTACCGTTTAGTAAAGAGCTGATAATTGCACAGGACGTGTTTGGCTCTTCGCGCAAATTAAGGTGCGCTGAAGAATCGGTCAGCATGACATAACCGCATACGGTCAATTCGACTACTTCCGGTGTCGGCGACGGAGATGGCGGCGGGGTAGCGGTGACAACAGGAGTTGGTGTGGCAGATAAGGTGGGCGATGGCGAGTATGTGGGAGACTGGCTAGTCGGGAATGAACAAGACGATAAAGTGAGTAGAACCGCAATAACAACAACAATGATTTTCTTTCTCATGATAATCTCCGAAAAGTAAGTTCCGGTTGAGTTATTATAGATGGCTTATTAAATTGTCTTATCTTTATAATTTTAAACAAAAAAATACAATGATGCAAATATATTTCTAAGTTGCGAAATATTTAATTATCAAGCAAAATTCCGGGTTTTAAGCCGAATAAAGAAAATTCCGGGTTTTGAGCCGAATTATAAAGATTCCGGCTTATGACTGCTTCAATAGTATCAAAGGCTAAGAAAAAGCCCTAATACGCATCATCCCGTTAAATCCCGTGTAGATGTGTGGTATTATATCAATGTGAAGTTCTGGACGGACTTCTAATATATGAAATGCGTAATGGGCACGGGCGAAAGCTTGTGTCTTTTTGTTTGGTAAAACACTAATTTCAACTCTTGACCATACATCAAATATGATGTATTATAGTGACTGAAGAGATGCACTATGATATAGAGGAAGAAATATGAATGTACATACTTATCAAACCGCCGGAGGTAAGGATCTAATATTTGATTATCTGGATTCTTTGCCAAAAAGCGAAAGAGCTAAGGGATATGTAATACTTGACAGGCTGGAGAGAGAAGGCACAGAGGCACTTAAAACACTATACACAAAGCCGATAGATAAAAAGCTTTGGGAAATAAAATTTGGTGATAACAGGATTTTATATGTATTAGTGGACAAAGATAATATTTATTTACTTCATGCATTCAGAAAGCAGAAAAATAAAACAGAGAAATTTGAAAGAGAAAAAGCTATAAAAAGAGCAAAACAAATATAAAAAATATATGAAAAACTCACAGGAGGTGAAACTCATGGCATTTAAAAAAGTAAGCGTCGCCGAAGAAATCAATAAAAGACTGGAAAATGATCCGGAATTACAATTGGAATATGAATTGGCACAAAGAGACTATGAAGTCATTAAACAGCTTAAAGAATTGAGAAAAGAAAAAGGATTATCGCAAAAAGAAGTGGCGAATATGTCTGGGTTGACCCAGCAAATGATTTCGAGAATAGAAAAAATCGACAATGTACCGAGTTTGCACAACCTAAACAGGTATGCATATAGTATGGGCGCAAAGCTTAAAGTCGAAAAGATAGGCAACAGTTGATATTAAGCCTCTTATATGGCACAAAGAATAAAGTAATTTTAGCAACAAAAACCGCTTTTTAAACGAAGCGGTTTTTTTATACACACATTTAGGAGGTGGCGTTTTGGCGGATGATAAACTGCGCGGAAAGCAGATGCTTTTTTGCCTCGAATACTTAAAAGACATGAATGCTACCAGGGCGTATCTTGCCTGCTATGACAATGTGAAAAAGCGCAAGACTGCGGCAAACTCAGCATCGAGGCTGCTGCAAAAAGAGAATGTGCGCAAGTTTATAGACGCGGAGCTTGAAAAAATGGCGAGCGTTAAGATAGCCGATGTGCGCGAGGTCATGCAGTATCTCACATCGGTTATGCGCGGAGAGATATGCGAGGAGCGGGCGATGGTGGTATCGTGCGGCGACTATCAGACGGAAATAGAAAAGGTCAAGATAGAGGTCGCGCCCAAGGACCGCAACAAGGCGGCCGAGCTTTTGGGGCGGCGCTATTCGATGTTTACGGATAACCTAAAAATTACGGAGACGCCCGTCATAAACGACGATATCTGATGGATTTACGAGACAACATCGCACCTTGCTTTTATGATATACACCGCGACATACGCGACGGCGGACACACGGAATATTGGCTGAAAGGCGGGCGCGGATCCACGAAGTCGTCATTTGTGTCGATAGAGATAATACTGGGCATGATGAAAGATGCCAATGCCAATGCGGCTGTATTTCGCAAGGTGAAAGACACGTGCCGGGAGTCGGTATTCGAGCAGCTTTTGTGGGCGGTGGATATACTGGGCGTTGCGGATTTTTGGAAGGCGACTGTAAGTCCTATGGCGATAACATATCTGCCTACGGGGCAAAAGATAATATTCCGAGGTCTGGACAATGCGGAAAAAGTAAAATCGGGAAAGCTTAAGCACGGGTATTTTAAATTCCTTTGGTTTGAGGAGCTGCCCGAGTTTGACGGGATGGCCGAGATACGAAAGATTTTGCAGACATTTATGCGCGGCGGGGATGATTTCGCCGTTTTTTGCAGCTACAACCCTCCGATATCCGTCAAAAACTGGGTCAATCAGGAGGCCACAGTGCCCAAGGATACGCGGCTCGTGCATCACAGCACATATCTTGATGTTATGAATCATCCGAACGGTGCGAACTGGCTGGGCAAGGCATTTATAGCCGAGGCCGAGCACATAAAGCACGTCAAACCCAAAAGCTATGAGCATGAGTATCTGGGCGCTGTGACGGGAACGGGCGGCGAGATATTCGACAATATCGAAGTGCGCGAGATAGCAGACTCCGAGATTGCGGCATTTGACAATATGCGCCACGGCGTCGACTGGGGCTATTCCGCAGATCCTTTCGCGTATGTGAAGCTGCATTATGACAAGACGCGCAGGCGTATATACTTTATAGACGAGATATATGAGATAAAGCTTTCAAACCGCGAGGCGGCAGAGCTTATTAAGTGCAAAAATCCGCTTAATGAGCGCGTGACGGCCGACAATGCGGAGCCTAAGAGCATAGACGAGGTGGAATCCTTCGGCGTGCGTATTTGGCCGGCTGTAAAAGGCCCGGGCAGCATAAGATTTGGCATTAAGTGGCTGCAGGCGCTGGAAGCAATCGTCATAGACCCTGTGCGCTGCCCCAACGTGCGGCAGGAATTTACAAACTACGAACTGGAAAAAGATAAAAGCGGAGTCTGGATAGCGAAATACCCCGACCGCGACAATCACACCATAGATGCCGCGAGGTACGCTATGGAGGGCGACTTTAGAGGACCTAACTTTAGCTTTGATTAAGGAGTAATAAATGGGATTGGTTTCTGGCATAAAAAACATATTAAGCGCAGGCGCAAACTCCGCTATGTCGGAGGCCGACTTTCTGGAGGCGGAGATAGAGAGGTGGCGTGCAAGCAGCCTGCGGCAGGACCAGATAGCGGGCGAGCGCTACTATATGGGTATGCACGATATCCTGGAGCGCACGCGCACCGCGATAGGCGCGGCAGGTTCGGTAGTGGAAGTTACAAACATACCCAACAACCGGATAGTGGACAATCAATACGCTTTGCGCGTGGATCAAAAGACCAACTACCTCTTGGGAAAGCCTTTTACGCTAAAGTCCGATGACGACGCCTTGGCGCTAAAGCTTAAAGGCGTATTTAACAAGGCATTTCACCGCAAGCTCAAGACCATTTGCAATTATTGCCTAAACGGCGGCATAGGGTATCTGTTTTTGTACTACAGCGAGGGGGAGCTTCAGTTTAAGATATTCCCGGCGTATGAGATACTGCCCTTTTGGAGCGACCGCGAGCACACGAGGCTGGATTCATTTGTGCGCATGTACCCTGTGGAAGTGTACGAGGGCAAGAGCCTAAAGCGCATAGATAAAGTGGAGTACTATACCTTAGACGGCGTCAAATATTACGAGATTAAAGACCGCAAGCTAAGAGCCGACAGCGAAAAGCCGGAGCTATCGCCCTACATGCAGGCGGACATCGAAGGCGAAGTTAAGGCTTTCAACTGGGAGCGAATACCGCTAATCCCTTTCCGCTACAACGAAAGCGAGATACCGCTTATAAACAAGGTGAAGTCTTTGCAGGACGGCATAAACCTTATGCTATCCACATTCCAGAACAATATGGAAGAAGACAGCCGCAATACTATTTTGGTGCTCGTAAACTATGAGGGCGAAAACCTAGGCGAGTTCCGCCGCAACTTAGCGACTTACGGCGCAATCAAGGTCGCCAACCGCACAGACCGCACAGGCGGGGATGTAAAGACCCTGCAGGTGGAGGTAAACTCCGAAAACTACAAGGCGATACTTACGCTTTTTAAGAAAGCCTTGATCGAAAACGCGAAGGGATTCGACTCCAAAGATGAGCGGCTGATGGGCACGCCCAACGAAATGAACATACAGTCCATCTACAACGACATAGATTTGGATGCAAACGGCATGGAGACCGAATTTCAGGCCGCGTTCGAGGAGTTATTGTGGTTTGTGGATGCGCATTTGGCAAACACCGGGCAGGGCGGGCTTACACCCTCTGATGTGGAGATAATATTTAACCGCGATGCGCTTATAAATAAATCGACATTGATAGACAACCTCGTAAAATCCGAAGGGCTGCTGTCTAAGAAAACTCTTTTGTCGCACCATCCTCTGGTTACCGATGTGGAGGAGGAGATGAGGAGGATTGCCGAGGAGGGGGCGGGGCAAAAGGATGATACGGAGCAAGTTGAGAAGGGTGATGGGGGAGAGGGAGAGTAGCTCTTCGCGTTCTTAATGTATTTGAAACCCCTCTGGCATCCTCTGGATGCCATCTCCCCTATGAGGGGCGATGCGCCATTTGCGTACTTGTATCTTGGCTGCGATGACAGTGCATGGGTGAGTTGGGTAAATCCCACCACCATTCGCTTACGCTAATGGTTCCCCTCCCTTTCACAAGGGAGGCAAGCCCTTTGGCGTGAAATTCAATTGCGAAAGCGTACTGAAAAGACTAATAAGTTACGTATTTAATTGCTTGGTTTATACAAAATCTCGTCCCCCTTGCTAAAGTAAAAAGAGGCTTTGACGGAGTCAAAACTCTTTCAAACAGAGACAATTATTTCAAGCAAGAAAATTTTTTCTACTTGAAAGTTAATCAATGCAAAAAGCAGGGAAAGGTATGGAGCGTAGCGACATATCAGGGGGATATAGAACTTCGTATTATGCACTTAGCTTGCTTGTGCGCGCAGCTCTCTCATTATAGGGGAGCTGGCGCCCGTAGGGCGGCTGAGGGGTTTTAACCGCCACTCCTCAAAAAACAAGAACAAATGTACGAAAAATTAACAAATTTGTTTCTATTTTTTGATTGACTTTGCAGAAACACGATGGTAAAATAATCAAAAAAAGGAATCGAGGATTCAAAATTGAACAAAAAAACCATCGTACTGGTTATCATACTTGTCTTGGCATTGACATTTGCCGGCTGCTCTTCAGCCAATGATAATGGAAGTGCCTCAGTACCTGAAAATGATGCGACTACTGAAACTACCCAAGCTACAGACACCCCGGAATCTACGGACACTCCGGAGCCTACCGCAACACCCGAACCCGAAATAGAATATCCTACGGAATTTAACTCGGGCGATGTGCTTTCTTTCCCGAATGACTTTGAAGTGACTTTTATAGGTATGGAATTTACCGATGAAATACATGCGGAAAATCCCAATACATTTGCCACGGGTTATAGAGTCACCGATGATAAAAACACTTTTCTGGATGTGACAGCTTTTGTTACTAACCTTCAGGGAAGGGCGGTAAGTTTTGACGATATTATCGATTTTAAAGTGGTATATGACGGAAAATACAACTATGACGGATATGCCGTAGTGGAAGAAGCGGACGGCAGTGATTTGCAGAGTGCGTACATTTCGTATCAGAAACCTTTGACAACGGAAAAGATGCATTTTGTAATAGAGGTACCTCTGGAAGTGCGCGACAGCGGAAAAGATGTCGGCATCGTATTGGAAGCTAACGGCTCAGAATATCAATACAGCGGACAAGAGGGCACCGGCGAAGTAGTACAGATGGCAAAGGCTAAGGATCTAAAGACGGATGAGAGCTGGCAGTCTTTGGAGGCTATCACTATAGATTCAATGATGGCGGATGACGAATTTGGCGAATTGACGATAAAGTCAGTGGAGATTAAAGAAAGCTACGCACCCGAAACTTCGGACAAAGACCAAAGCTATTATGTACCAAACAATGCTGAGAATATATATGTGGCTGCCACTATAGAATTTAAAAGTCTTATGACGGATACAAAGATGCTGGATGATTTGTTGGATTCAAAAGTTATTTATGACAATACTTATACATATGGCGGCTTTGCTATCGTGGAAACAGATGAGGGTAAAGATTTTGACGTGGTAATGAGTACATTCATAGATCCGCTAGAAAGCAAAACGCTACACCTTATAAATGAGATTCCCCGAATGGCGACTGAATCGGGCAAACCTTTGGTTGTCGTATTCGAATTTAATGGCAAAGAATATAAGTATGAGCTAGGCTAATAGCTTGAATGATTGAG